GGATCAGAAGCACTGGCAAGTCGAAAAACAGCCCTCGTGGCTGGTGGCGGCCATCAAAAAAACTATCTCATGCCTGCCTGGTGGCTATGCCGAAGCGGCTGAATGGCTGGGCGTAACCGAGAACGCATTGTTCAACCGGCTGCGTGCCGATGGCGATCAGATTTTCCCAATGGGCTGGGCGATGGTGCTTCAGAGCGCTGCTGGCGTAAGTTACATCGCTGACGCGTTCTCTCGTGAAACTGATAACGGAACTCACGTTCCCGGCGCCGTGCCTGATGATGAAAACGAAGAGATTGGCCTGAAACTGGCCGAGCTGGTGGGGCGGCTTGGTGAGCTGGTCAATGCATACCGTCATTACATCGAAGACGGCGTAGTTGACAGGAGCGAGTGGCAAAGTCTTAACGATATCGCATATCAGTTCAGGGTCACTCTCATGACGTTCCTGAATCTTATTTCCCGCGTGTATTGCCTTCCAGAAATGGGTGAGGCCCGCGAGTGTGCAGCTCCGGGCCCCTTGGCGTGTCGTATCAGTGGAGAAACTAACGCATGAACAGTGTAACGGTAAACAACCGTCTCCCGCAACTCCGAGGCATTCCCGTTGTTGGAACCTCGTCGTTTCGGTATGAGCGCATGGTATCAGGCCGCTGGGTTCCATGTAACCACAGCAGGGCTATGGCGATTATGGGTGGCTGGCGTCGGAAGGGGAGAGCGCTATGCGAGAACTTAACCGGCGTTTCAGAGATCACTATGGCGTCCCGGTGCGCGTCATCAGATGGGAGCCCGAGACTCGACGCGTTATATACCTGCGCGAAGGGTACGATCATGAGTGCTTCAGCCCTCTTGAGCAATTCCAGCGTAAATT